ACGGCTTGCCTCGCCCGAAGTCACGCAGCGAGTTGGACCCGTAGGTGTTTGTAGACCAGACCTGTTTGAGCCCGTCGAGCAGTTGGTTGTCGCTCAACTGCATTTCTTTGTCTGCCCATGCCATGGTTCACCTCTCAGGCTCGGTAGCCGCTTGGGTAGTAACGGCGTGCGCCGACGGACTCGTGGGACAGCCACGCCCTGATCTTGCCGAACCCCATCGTGGCCGAGTTGGTCACGCGTAGGACACCCCATCGGTTTGTCGGCCTCGGCAGCAGGCCCTGCAGGGTGATGGCACTGTTGCCGCCCAAGACGCCGTATTGGATCGGCGACATGAGCGGGATGCTGAGCTGAGTACCGATCGGCAGCAGGCCCTGGTTTTGGGTCCCAGTCAGGGCGCCCTGAACGCTGATCGGCCCCGAGCAGGCGAGCACCTGCGGGATGGCAATCGCTGTCATGCCTGCGCCGTTGGCCGTGATCAGCCCTGCGTCGAACGACCCACGCAGAGCTAGCTCCAGGTTCTTCGCCAGCTGGAACGTGTTCGTGGCTGGGTTGGTGACGTAGTAGACGCGGTTGACGACGAGCGTCGACAGGCCCACCACGGAGAAGATCACAGGCGTGCCAGCGGGCAGACCGTGCGCCGTCCAGGTGATGATGTCACCCACGTCGGTGGCAGTGACCGACGCAGTCAGGCCGGCAAACGTCGGCGAGGCCGGCGGCGAGTAGGGCAAGGCCAACAACTCAAACGTCGTCGTCGAGTTCTCAGTCGCTGACTGGAACGTGTCGGTGACGTTGAGGTTGAGGTACATGGGCTTGCCCGTGCCCAAGTCGCGCAGGGCGACCGAAAGATCGAGCACGTTTTCGCCAGGGTTGGCCCCTGACACTGTGCGTGCCGCGGCGCCCGTATCGAGCACCAGTGTTGGATCGTAGAAACTCATGTGTCCAGCTCCGTAGTTGGGGGTTGTTGTCGCGCCCCATCCCGTCAGGGATCGAGCGCGACGGGACCGGTCAGATGACGCGGTCCTCGGTGGACAGGAGTTGATCGACCAGACGCACCTTCACGCCGAAGATGCTGACCATGTCCATTGGCCCACCGAACTGGCTGGCGCCCGAGTAGAGCGTCACTGCCGCGGAGCTCTTCTCCATCGCAATGCGCGTCAGTGCCGTCCACAGCTCGCGGTTCACGTAGAGCGCCAAGCGCACGCGGCGAGGGAACGGGATCTTGGCAAGGCCGACCAAGAACCGGTGCAGGAAGTTGGAGGTCGTTCCGGCGGCTTGGATGCTCGTAATGTTCGTACCGCCCTGGGTGAGGGCGCGCACTTCGGTCGCGTCGATGTTGGCGAAGCGGACCACCGATCGCCAATCCTTGACGACCAGGCCGCAGTCCCAGGTGAAGAGGCTCTGATACGCCTGCATCGCTTTGAGCGTGCCGCTGCCGTCGTTCTTGTAGACGGTCGTCTCGCCGAGGTTCTGGTGCGTGAGACCCATGGGCATCCCCTTCGGGAAGATGCAGTAGGTGCTCTGATCACCCCAGCCCACGAGCCACGCCGACATCTGCGATCCGTTCGTGACACCGCCGCAGTCGATGATGTTGACACCGTTGCCGGCGCCCAGCGTCGAGAAGCGACCAGCGAAGCCCAAGAACTTGGCCGGGTCGGTGGCGTTGTTGCCGTAGATCAGGGTGCGAATGAACTCCTGGTTCATCGCCTCGATGAATGCCATGTCCTCGGTCGCTCGCAGCGCGTCCACGTTGCCGCCCAGTCGCGCCAACTTGACGTCGATGATGCTTCGCGCCTCCATCGACCCGCACGTCTCTGTGACCTGCGCAGCCTCGCTCTTGGAGCTCGCCGTGAACTCGTTGACCTGGCGCCAGTAGATCGCAGGCAGTCCTGTGCGGATGCTGACCTGTTCGCCAGTGTCCAGGTTGCCCTGGCGCCAGACGGCATCCATCAGGACGTCGTTGGTCTGGTTGAGCATCTCCGCCACCGCGGCTGGAGTGCTGTCTGGGTCTTGAAGCTTGGCCCAATCGGCCAAGGTCATCATCGTGGTTCCAAGCAATGCCATGCGTCAGTCCTCTGTTACTTCGACCCGTAGAGGGTCTTGCCGAGCTGCTCGATCGTTCGCTCCTGCGGGGGCGCTTGCGGCGCCGCCTCGCGAGGGGCCGGCTGACGTCGTCCCTGTCCGTCCTCGGCCAGCACCCCATGGATGCGGGCCAAGAACAGGAGCAGGTCGGGCTGATACTCCAGCCCTCCCGTCAGCACGGTGCGCAGCCCTGGAGTGCCGTATTGCGCGATGAGCGAATTGACGGCACGCAAGGTCGGTGTCAGACGCACGCCACCAATCTCTGGGTGGGCGCGTGACTGCTCAGCCCATTCGGCCGCTTTGGCCTGCTGGGCTGTCGAAAGCTGCGCGTCGAGTGTCTGTCGCAGCACGGGCGACACTGCATCGAGCAGCTTCTGCGCGGACTCCGGCGACACCTTCTGCTCCTTGGCGGCCTTCACGAGTGCCTCGAGCGGGGCGCCCTTTAGGGGCGAACCGTCGACAGCTTTGAGCTCGTAGATGGGATCCTGCGCGGGTGCGGCAGGGATCCCAGGGTGGCCAGGAGCGCCGGCAGTTGCCGGCAGTGCGGGAGTGGTGCCAGCAGCCGGCGTGCCAGCAGGCGACGAGCCTGCGGGTTTGCCGGTGCCAACGGGTGCTGCCTCAGCGGGCAGCGTGTTCAGCCAGGGTTCCATGATCGTGGTCATCGATGGGGTTGCCGATGGCGCGAGCGAGCTCAAGCTGCTCAGCCATCAGGCGGGGGTACAGATCGGAGGCGTGGCGTCGGATCAGGTCGAGCAGCTGCTCGGCGGTGTCGCGCCGACCGGCCGCGTAGGCCAGGTCTAGGTCGCGTGTCACGCCAAGGCTGAACACCGACGTCCCCATGCCGCCGTGGACGAGCAGCTCCCAGAGGATGCGGCAGCCTCGAGGGCCCTCGAGCATCCAGCGGATGTCGGCACGCTCGATCGCCAGACGCGCAGCACGCGACTTCGTGGTCGGCGGCGCAGGCGGCTCGAACGGGTCGGGGTCTTGGGTGATCGCCACAGCACGCACACTAGGTGCCGCCGTAGCGTTCAGGTGATCAGGCGGGCCGACGCGTCAACCGATCGACCTCGCCCCAGAGCCCTCGGATCCGGTCGTTGCACGCACTGTCCTGGGCCGCAGATCCGTAGGCGCGCACGGCGGTCGTGAGAGCCTCTTCGCAGATATCCTCGAGCGCTTGGTGCGCTGCCGCCGGCCAGACCCTCTCTGCGTTGCGCGCCAGCGCCTCGTGCCAGATCCGCCAGCTGCCCATTGCGCGCACTAGCGACGCCTGCACCGTCGTCTGGTCGGGCAGCAGGCAATACTCGCGGAGCTCCGCGATCCAGACCGCCAGCGGCTTGGGAGCGAGTTCCTCGGCCCGCTCCACAAGCAGGCCGAGGAACTGGTCGAGGCTCTTCTTCTCGACCCGGCTCAGCGTCACTGCACCGCTAGCCATCGCGCCTCCGCGGAGCTGCCCGATCGAGCCCAGCGGGCATGCACGGCTCGTTCCAGGTCGGTCTCCGGCGTGAGCATCATTGCGCACGATGCCGTCCAGTAGTCGGCCGCACCGCTGACGAAGACTCGGTCGGTCCACCCCTCGGCGCCTGGGGCCGGCGTGGGCCAGTCTGCGTCGGTCACTGGTGCGCCACCGGCGTCGGCGATTGCGTAGGCGTGCAGCAGACGGTAGCCCATCGGCATGGTCGCATCAGGCACCATGCGCCAGTAGGTGTTGGTGACGTGACGGGCCAGCCTCGTGGCGAGGCCGCGGAGAGCCAGCTGCCGCTCACCATCTGACACGCGAGCGAGAGCCTCAGCACCGAGTGCGACGAGCGAGGCACCCCAGCCAGTGCAGCCCACGACTGGGCCCTGCGGCTGCGACGACGTCAGCCAGCCATACTTGGCCTGCTCGAGCGTGGGCGCGACATGCTGCCCGTCGGGACGGTTCCAGGTGCCGGCTTTGGCCATCACTGCCAGCAGGTATTGCGCCCCGCGATCGGCCGCCTCCGCGAACCCGAGCCACGCCTGCCACGCCCTGGTGACCGAGAGCCGGCCGATCGCTCGAGCGGCCTGGGACTGGTTGCGCTGGACGTGCAGGTCGCAACGGTCCAGCAGGACGTGCTCCTGCACCATCCGATAGAGCCACCACTCGCCGGTCAGCCGTGCGGTGGCGTGGAGGAACAGGTCCGATCGGTGCTCGTTGTCGCTGGTCGTGTGCTCCAGCGTCATGGCACCAGGGATGTAGAGGATCTGGTTTGGCGGCGGCCAGCCCACTCGGTCGTCGGCCCCAAAGGCCAAGTCAGGCCGCTGGTTGTAGAGCTCGGCGCGTGGGTGGAGCTCGGGCCTGAACTGGCGCCCGCCTGGCTCGACGAGACACGTCGGCCGCAGCGCGTAGCCTTCGCATTGCCACAGTGCATCGGTCAGTTCGCTGGGATTTTGGCGGCTCACCGCGAGGTCTGACGCGTAGCCGAAGTCGCGCTGCTCGCCCGTGGTGCCCGAGAAAGGCTCCTGCACGCGCAACCGATCAGACCCCGACGGGCTCTGCTGTGGCACCGGCTGCAGCACTCCTCGAGGAACCACGCCAAACGGCCCCCAGTTGCCGTCCCAGCCAAGAAACAGCCCGAAGGCTCGGCCGCTGCTTTGGCGGACATGCGACTCCACCGCGGCCATGCAGCCGCGCAGCGTGCAGCGCGACCCACGATGCAGCCTGGCACCAGCGCGCCATACCGGCACCACCCAGCGGTCGCCCGCTGGGAACGGTGGCTCGATTCTGTTCTGGCCTTTGGAGTCCAGCAGCATCACGGAGAGCGAACCTCCGACGACCATCGAAAGCGCCGGCAGCCCCTGTGCCACTTGTGGTTGGCCGTCGTTGGCCGTCGTGCCGTAGACCACCTGGAGCGTCCACTCGATATGCGGCAGCGTGGACGGGATCTCGGCGTGCAGCGTCGCCGTCAGCCGGGTGGCCTCGTGGTGGTAGGTCACCTCGACCTGCAGGGCAGAGGCGTCGTGATGCACCACATTGACGTCGTCGGCGACCCAGTCTTGGTCGCCGAGCCGCAGCACGGGCAGGTATTGCCCGAGGCTCCTCCCGATGATCGGGTGCGGCGCCCACACGCCATGGTCGGCGTCGTAGTCGGTCAGCAGATCCACGAGTCTCGTAGCTGCATCCAGCACGGTCAGGATTCGCACGCCGCAGCTGGGCTGGGCGACCGACACAAACGGCCAGCGCTTGCCCTCAGTGTCCCGTGCCCATCCATGCCGAGGCATCTGACGGTAGACGTCGTTGGGGAGAGCGACGAACACCCACTGCTCGGTCGACGACCCGTTGCGCCTGGCGGGCAGCAAGCACTGGAACGGGGGGGAAGCGGCGCCTGGCGGGGCGGAGAATGGGACGGGGTTGGTTTCGGTTGCGGTCACGATAGGAGACTACGCAGAGACGGGCTGTCGTATCCAGACCATGCCTCTGATAGATCCTGCGGAGGGTTGCCGGCTGGCTGGGCTTGAGCCAGATCGCGGGCTGCGCCTGCCTGCTCCACTGCCATCGTCGACTGCTGCTGCGCCGCCAGCGACTCGTTGCGCGCCTTGCGCACGAACGCGACCTGCTCCGATGCGGCAATGAGGCGCGGGTCGACGCCAAGGTACTGCCCGTAAGCATCAGAGAGCTCGTCGACGTCCAGCTTGTCTGCGGCCTCTGGTCGCACTGTGGCGAGGGCGCCGATGAATCTCGTCCACCGTTCGACGCCGTTGGTGGCGATGGCCCGCTGCGCCTGCGAAAGGGGCGAGAGGAAATCCAGGGCCAGTGGCCGGCCGTGCAGCTCCTTGGGCGGAGTCGGGATGTCGCCCGCCTCGAGCATCCTGGTGAACAGCAGGTCGAGCATCGGGCGGAACAGCTCGTCCTCGTAACGCTCGACGACCGGCCCCAAAATGACAAACGACTCGTCGCGTCGCTCGAGGATCTCGGCTGCGGTGCGCTGGGTGCTTGCGTTGAGCGAAGCCAGGTACTGGAACTGCTCGTAGTAGAGGGCTCGGTTGATCCTATGCTGATGCGCCCCGATCACGCGCTCCATGGCGGCGAGGTCGAGCGTGGTCTGCCACGCTGGGCCGTAGGAGTTGTCGCCGCCGGCATCGACAAACGTGGTGCCGCCTGGCTCGCCGTCGATCTCTCGGTTCTTGGCGCTCGTGGGCGCCTTCATGGCTGGGCGGACGTGGTAGTTGATCGCTTCCGCGAGCTTCTTGTGCGCGTGCTGCAGGGCGCGGATGTCACCTAGCGCATCCATGCACGGGCTCGAGCCGTAGACGTCGCCGTCGAGCACGTTCCACCTTGGGCAGATCAGCGGGTTGTCCCTGAATCCGCCGTCGCGCAGGTAGGTGCCGCAGTCGGCGCCGCGCTCGTACCAGAGCGACTGGATTGGCATGTTGGACGAGTCGCGCTTGGCGCCGTCGTAGCTGCCGCGCCGGGGACGGACGGCGTGCAGCAGCTCGACCTGCTGGTGGTAGAGACCCTGCTCGTAGGCGCGCCGCGTCTGCGGGGTCACCGACTCGAGGCCGAACTCCTCGACGACCTGCGCCACGGTCCACGTCAGCTCTCGGATCGCAGTGTCGATCCGGCCCCACTGGTTGGCGGCCAGGCAGTATTCGCCCACGGGGGAGACGAAGTGATGCACGCTGCGCTCGTCGTAGGTCGGCACCTGGATGGCGCAGAATGTGCCCGTGGTCAGCGTCGCCTCGTAGCCTGACCCGAGCATCCGGTAGGCACCAGAGCGGCGCAGGCGGCGCAGCATCAGATCGCGCACCAGGTGGGTCCATTCCTGCACCGGTCGGTGGCGGTCGAGCTCGGGGTCGTCAGTGCCCCAGGCGAACCAGGGCCGCGCTGGGCTTGAGCCGTGGGCCATCAGGCCGGCCACTGCGCTGCGGACAGCCAGCGTCGCGGTGTCGTCGATGATCGACCCATGCCGCTTGCGGCCATCGTTGCGGTCGCTCGAGGTCCAGCGCCCGTGGCGCGGAAGCACATGGAGCAGGATGTCCCGCCAGTGAGCGTCCCAGGTCGAGCGCGCAGACTTGAGGGTCGTGAGCTCTGCGAGAATCGGGTCGCGTTGTTGGTCTGACATCAGGCTCCGAGCAGGACGTTGCTGGTCATGGGCAAATTGAATGCTCCCGCCAGCCCTCGGCCACTGGTCAGCACTGTGGACGCGGCGCCTTGCCGGGCTCGGCGTTGCTGGGCCTCCATCAGGTAGTTGAGGTCTGGTGCCTTGCGATTGGCGGCGGCAAAGTCGAGATCGTTCTGCCGCTTGGTCGAGGCCGCCCTCACGTCAGCCGCCGCCTGCGCCCGTTCCTGCGCCAGCAGGCTGCGCTTCTGCGCTCGTCTCTGTTGCTCGCCCTGGTAGACGCCGACGCCGACGCCGACCGCAGACAGGGCTAGGGAGGCGATTGCAAGGGTAGTGAAGGCTGCCATCGTCGTGTCCACGCAACCTCGGCCCGGTGCCAGCCCTTGCGTTTGAGTAGTCTCTCGACGCGGGGGTCTAGGTCAGCCAGCGTGCTGCATGAAGCCAATGGTGCGACCTCCTGCCCCCATCGGGTGAACGCATCCAGCAGGAGGATGCCGATGCGCGTGGTCGCACGGGCCTCTAGGTCCACCCACCACGCGAGCTCGTGAGCCACCGGCTCCCCGGTCATCCACAGATGGCCGATGGCGCCGACGAGGAACCCCACGGGCCTCCCATCGAGGGTGCCCACCCAGACGCGCACGGCTGCGCCGTCATGCCGCACGCCCAGGCTGGCGTTGAGCAATGCGTGCAGCCTGTCGGGGTCGTGTCGCTCCCCGGCAGCAGCCGCGAACCGCGCACCCATTTCAAGCAGGTCGAGCAGGTCGTCGGGCTGGTAGTCGCGGACCTCAGTAGTCGAGGGTCGGGTGCCGTTCATCTGGCGCGCTCCTGCGTCGGCGGCGGGCATCTCGCTCGACGCGCTTGGGCTTTGGGTGGTCAATCAGGGCCAGCACCAGCGCGGTGGCGCGGTCTGGGGAGCGGTGGAGGCGGCGGATCAGGTCGTCGCGGGACTCGACCTGGATTCTTCCGCCAGCGGCCTCGTGCCAGCGCGGCATGGTCAGCTCGGCGATCAGCTGCCGGTCGTTGGGCAGCTCGAGCATCATGCCGTTGGCCGGGTCCAGGGCTTCGCGGGCTCGCCACCAAATCTCCGACCTGACGTTTCGGAACCCGAATCGACCCGACCTGTCCCGGCCTGCCGTCGCGTGGCTGGCGATGATCGACACCACGGGCAGGCCCAGGCCCTCCATGTGATCGACCACTGCGCTGCCGACCCCGATGCCGTCGACCAGCAGCGGGGCGTCGTCGCGAGTGTGCTGCACGGCCAGTGCGGTGACATCGCTACCTCGAGGAGTCTCGCTGCCGGCGACCGCGACCAACGGAGCGATCCACTTGCCGTGACGGTTGCACAGGACGGTCTTGTCGTAGCCGCCGCGGGCGACATCGATGCCGGTCGAAGTGAGCTCCAGCTGCTCGCCACTGCGGTCGCGCCACCGCTTGACGGCAGCGCGCACCCATGCCGTCGGGATGACCTGGCGGGCGCCGTCGCGCACGCCGGCCTGGAAGTCGCCGTGCAGCATCACGCTACGCATCGGCTCCTCGAGGGCCTCGAGGCGAGCCTTGTAGCCCGTCGCCATGAGGAACGGGTTGTCGTCGACCCTCCCACCGATGAACGTGCGAGACGCTGGCGTGATCAGCTCGCCGCGGTAGCGGAACGGCTCGCCGTTCTCGAGCTCGCGCTCGATGCCTTCGAGGATCCCGAACCACCGCAGCTCGCCTGGTTTGGCTGGGTCAGGGTGCGTGGGGTCCAGCCACGGGGCAAAGAACTCGAGAATCCACTGCCCCTCGTCGGACATGGGCGGATTGAACGTCAGCAATATTCGCTGCCGCTGCCCCAGCTGGATCGAGCGGACCCAGGTGAACAGGTAGGTCACGGCGGCGCGCCGCATGAGCTGCGCCTCGTCAAACGCGAGCAGGTCGTGCGGTCGCCCCTGGAACTTCTCCTCGTCGCCGGGATTTGGGAACGACCCGAACTCGACCTGGACGTCGACACCGTCCCACCGGCGAAAGCGCCAGACACGGTTGCCGCTGGCGTTGGACAGCCCGTCGCGGGTGCCGAGCACGCGGGCCATGTCGTCGATCAGTGCCTGCAGCTCCGGCCCAGTCTGTCGCACGATCAGGACGTGGCGGTGCTCTGTCGTCGCCAGACCCACGATCAGGCCCGACTTGCCGGCGCCAGCCGCGCCGCCGTAGCCGATGATGTCCGCCTTCGACTCCGCAGCCATCGCCTGCGGGCCTGGGACAGGTCGCCATGGCACAGGATCACCCCGCAGGAGATCGTCGAGCTCTGCCCTCTCCACGTCCGTCAGGAGCCCGAGGACGCGTGGGCTTGGAAGGCTACTCGCCGACGCCGTCGTCTTCCGTTTGGCCATGGAGCAGTCGGCCCTGGCCGGCGGCGAGGATGGATGCGATGCGGGCCCGGCGGTCTACGTCGGACATCTGGACCCTGACGACGCCGCCATCGGATCCCGTGTGCCGCATCTGCGGCGAGTATCGGCTCGACCAGCAGGCCAGTAGCTTGAGCCGGGTGTCCACGCGCAGCCGTGAGCGTCCGAGCCATTCTTTGTCCTCTCGGGCGTGACCCTGGTCGTCGTAGGTCGTGTCGTGGGTCGTGTCGTCGGCGATCTCGAGGCACTGCTCGGCGAGTCGGTCGCAGCCGTCTTCGCGTGCGCGCACGAACGCGGCGGCAAACGCTTGGTCTTTCTCGCGCCACTCGCGCACCGTGCGGGCAGCAGGGCGTTTGGGCTTGGCGTCGCACCAGCTCTGGAGGCTCTTGCCTGCCGCCACATGCTCGATGATGGATTCGAGGAGCAAGGGATCGGGCTGTTCCGGCGGCCTGCCGACGATGGCACCCGACCGGGTGCGGGTCGGGGTCTCGAGTCGCTTGCGCTTGGGCATCACTCCTCCTTGAAGTGGTGGACCGGCTGCGTGCGCAGCACACCGGCGCAGACCGACCAGGCGTAGCCGACGGAGACGCAACAGTCCTTCGCGATCCTCCGGTATGACCACCCTTCGGATCGCAGGCGCCTGATCCTCCGCACCACCAGGTCGGGCACATGCGCCTGCGGACTGGCTAGACCGAGCCTACGGCCCTTGGCGTTGCATGGGATCAGTGGCACCGCACCAATCCTGCCGTTCAGCCAAACGCGTTGGAAGTGGGGGGCGCAGATTTTTCTCTCCTCCCCCTTGCGCGTCCATGCCGATATGTCTATACATAGCCGCATGAACACGACCTACCTGACCCTGACGATCCCCGCCGCACACTACGCCGACTGCGACGACGTCCTCGCTGCGGTGGCCGCCGACTACGTGTACGACCACCCCGAGGTCGAGGGCTACGACCTGTCGGCCCGCTGGGCTGACGAAGACCGCGAGGCGATCGTGATCGACGTGCCGGTGTTCCCGGAAGAGCCGGTGTTCCCGGAAGAAAGGGGTGCCAAGTGACTCCCGACACGGGCTCTCCCGGCCGCACCGAGTCGACGGCAGAGATCGTCGGCTCGTGCGCCTGCCTC